AAAAAGAATTTAACACAATGAACGATACATTAAATGAATACATAGTTGAAAAAGTAAATGATATTACACCAAATAATTATGATATTACAACTAGTTTTCTACCTCGTAAAGATGAACCTGAACCCGCTGGTATTAATTATTTAAATGATACTGATTATACTAATTATACAGATTTGTAATGGATTTGTAATGGATTTATAATAAAATTATATTACATTATAAATAAATAACTTTAATTATATCTAGAGAATACTAATTTTAAAAATTGATTTATAAATATAAATTAATTTAAATATAAAAATAATAATATAAATATTAAATAAGTATTATATAATAGTAAATAACTAATAATATAATATTAAATTGTATTTTTAATAATAAAAAATGATACCTTATGTAAGATGTTGCACCTGTGGTAAAGTATTAAGTAATAAAAATGAATATTATAAAAAAGAATATATCCGTAAAAAACAAGCACTTAATAGTAAAGAAGACCCTTTAATTATTGATATTAGTAGCGATGAAGTAAAAAAAACAATAGCAGGTGAGATTATGGATGAATTAGGACTTATTCGTTTATGTTGTCGTAAATCCTTTTTTACAGCAATTGATATTGTTAATGAAATTTAAAAAGTTTAAAAATTAATAATAGTTAATACATTTTAATACATTTTAATTTATTTTTTTATTTTTAATCATTATGATGAAAATAGTAATCCAGACATACCATTTTGTATTCTTAAAATATTATAATTAATAGCATAAACATTAATAATACCACTAGGTATTGAAGCACTACAATCTAAATTTAATGTAATATTATCTAATTTACTAAAATTACACGTTCCACTAGGTTGTGTATCTTCAGGATTGAGTGCGAAGGAATACATATAAATATAGTCGTTTGTTCCTGATGAATGATGTTTATAAGGTTGATATAATCTAAAAAATGTTTCGGCTAATTTTTCAAATCTATCATTACCATTAAAACGTAAATTCATTTCATTAAATGGAGCAACAATAAGTTCATTTGACGTTCCATAATTTGTAACATTAGCATAATTATTATAATCATTATTAGATGTAGCAATACTTGTTCTATAAGTCCAGTATAATTCTTTAATATTATGATTAAAAAATAATCTTACATTCGCATTAATAAGGTTTTGTGCTAGTTGAAATCCGTTTAAACTTTGAAATTGTTCTATTAAATATTCGTGATTTTTTTCTTTCGCAAATTTTGTTCTTTCAAACACATCTAAATAAATAAAATTACATATTAAATTGGCTTTTGTAATTGATGGTGTGCTACTTGGAGTTTCACCATTAGAAAGTTTATACCAACATTTATCAAAAGGTTTAAATTGAAAGACTAATTTAATATCTGTATATTGCATTGATATAAGTGGTAATGCTTTTTCAATACTACGACAAAACCAAAATGGAATTGGTATTAATAATTTTAATGCTTCTGTTTGTGTATTATTATTAAAGGTACTATATTTACCAATCATATCATATAAAGGTTGCTTTTTACCTGATGGTGTTGTTATATCCATAAATATATCTAGTAAATCACCTGAAATTCTATCTATTGGTTCACCACCAAATTGTAATTCTACCCAGTCTATAATAAAACACCCAATATTATTAGTCCAACTTACATATGTTTTTAATGCTGGTAATTCTAATTCTAACATAATATCACTAAGTAAATCGGCTTTTTTATCAATGATACATGTTACTCTTTTACCAAAATCAGGTGATTCAGTAAAAATTTGTTTAATTGGTTCAATAGCAAAATTAGTATGCCTTTTATAGACTGATTTAAAAAATGAAAATTGAGGATTTCCTATAATATATGTATCTTGATTTCCACGAGCAATAAGTTCAACTAAAGTTCCTGCCCCCATTTTTTATTATTATTATTATTTAAATTATAGATATATATTTAAATTATAGTTAAATATATATTATTTATTGTTAAATATATATTTTATTTATATTTTTATTATAGTTTATATTTTTATTATAGTTTATATTTTTATTATAGTTTATATTTTTATTATAGTTTATATTTTTATTATAGTTTATATTTTTATATTTCTTTATTTATACATTTTCTTTCATTATTTTTCTTGTTTTATTTCCTTTCATTATAATAATTATAAATTCTTTATATAATATATAATCTATAATATATAAAATATAATATATAATGTGTTTTTCTGAAAAACAATCATTTATAAATGCTATTATATTAATTATAGGAAGTATTTATGTTTATCCTAAATATAAATTATCACTATTTTTAATATTTTTAGCAATAAAAGATTTAATACAAGGATTTTTATATCATTATCAAAATAATAAAAAAGTTGAAAATAGTTTAACTATTTTATCATGGGTTCATATATGTTTTCAACCATTATTTGTAAATATATTTTTATCTAATTTTACTAAAAATAAAGATAATTATTGGAATATTATATTTATTATTTGTTTTGTATATGGTATATATACATTAACAACACTTAAAGAATTTGATATACAAAATGATCCAGAATGTATTACAAAAAATAAAAAAAATGATTTTTGTGCAAAATCTACAACATCATATATAGGTAAATATCATATTGCGTATAAATTTAATAGAGATGATGATATATTATTTTTCCCTATAATTTATTTAATTCTTATGTTTATACCAATACTTTTTACTAATGCTAACCTTTTAGGTTCATTTTGGATATTATTTGTTGGTCTACTTTATATAATTTTTAATAATATTGGAGAAGGTGAAAAAGCAGCAATATGGTGTTTTTTATCTATATCATTTTTTCTACCAATTGCAATATTTAATAAACCAATATCTAAACTTTTAGTTTAATATATTTAATTATAATTAATTAAATCTTCCTTTTTGATATGTTTTTGATATATTAATATGTCTTGTATAGAAATATAATGGTCTTCTATACACATAGCATGTTCTTCTGGATTTAATAAATATAATTTACAGAATTCAGGTGTTAATTTTTGTGTAACTAATAGTTTTCGCAAAGATAATCTATCTATATTATATTCTAATGTTTCAATATCATATTTGTAATACATTAATTGATAATTTTCAATAAATTCTAATTTATTTTCCATTTTTATAATAATATAAATATTCTTTATTTAAAAAAATAGTATAAATAGTATTATATGATTATAAATAGTATTATATTTATATTATTATAAATAAAAAATTTAAATTTAAAATGAAACATAAAAATACATATTGGTTAGAGAAATATAGACCAAAGAAATTAACAGATTATTATATTTCTAAAACACAATTAAATGTTGTTAAAGAGTGGATTAAAGACTTAATTGAAAATAATGAGGATGCTAAACCATTTCTCATTTTACACGGAACACCAGGAATTGGTAAAACAACTCTAGCATATTTAATTTTAGAGTATTATAATTATGAAATAATAGAATGTAATGCAAGTGATACTAGAACTAAAAAAACAATACAGGAAACATTAGGTCAAATTAGTAAAGTATCTGTATGTATTGATGATAATGATAAATTTAAAAAAACAGCAATTGTAATGGATGAAATTGATGGATTAAATGGTTCTAGTGAATTCAATTCAATTCAAGAAATAATAGATATTATAACAAAAGATAAAGATAATAAAAAACAAATTAATTTATGTCCTGTTATTTGTACCTGTAATTCTATTAAACATAAAAAACTACAATTATTAATGAAATATAGTGTTGTATTAAATATTAATAAACCATCCACTAAAGATTGTTTGAAATTAATTAATAAAATTGCTACAGAAGAACAGTTTATAATTAATGATACATTAAAAGATGATATTATAAATAATGCTTTTGGTGATTATAGACAAATTATATTATTATTAAATGACTACTATTTATCGTTAAATAATAATAATCAAATAGATAATCATAAAATAATAGAGATTGATGATAAAAATGAAAATANTGATGATAAAAATGAAAATAATGATGATAAAAATGAAATTAATGATGATAAAAATGAAAATAGTGATGATAAAAATGAAAATAGTGATGATAATAATGAAATTAATGATGATAAAAATAATAACTTAATTAAACATATTAATCATAGTTGTATTACACCTTTAGACAAAATAAATTATATATTAACAAATCCAACAACAATAGAAGTTATTAATAGTATATGTTCAGAAGACGCAGGTATTTATTTTATGAATTTATATATTAATACAATACCTATTATTTATGATTTACAAGTAAAAACACATAGTCATAAATCTAAAGAAGACTTAATTTGTTATTATAAAAAAATATATACAATTTGTGAATTATTAAAAAATGCCGATTTACTTAATAATAAAATTTTTATAGATAAACATTGGGAATTATTAGACTATTTTCAAACAATAGGAATTGTTCAACCTCTTCAACTATTACATAATATGAATATTAAAACTATATCTACAAATAAATATTTATTTTCAAATTTTACTTTACAACATCATTCACAATATAATTTTATGAGACAAGAACAATCTATTATAAGAAAAAAAATAAATACGGATTATACATTATCATTTGAATGTGATTTATTTAGTATTTATTATTATATAAAACGTTTTAAGTATAATAATAATAAACATATTGACAATGTAAATCTTATTAAAAAAAAAAGAAAAACTATAGATAATAGCGATAGTAAATATGTAATACATCGTTTTTATAGTAAAATAATTGAAAAAATAGATGAATTATTACAATAGTTTACAAACTATTAATATTAAAGTTATCTACTTCATCTGATAATTCTTCTATTACAAAATTTGTATTTTTAGTATTTAGGGGTTGTTTTGTTGGTTTAGTAAAAACTTCTGTTAATTCATTTAAACTGTCAAATTCTTCTATATTTTCAAATTCATCTTCTTCATTTTCTTCTTCTTCTTGTCTTCTTATTTCTTCTTTCAATTCTTCAATATTTAAACCATTTAACTCTGGATAATATATATTTTTAACTTTATTATTATTTATTTCAAACGATAATTTATGAGTTTTAGATTTTTTTTTATTTTTATAAATAGTATTAGTGCTATTATTAGTGTTATTATTATTGCTACTAGTATTACTATTACTATTTTTATGAATAGAAGACACACAATGTGTTCTTTTTTTATTTTTAAAAAAATTAGGATTTTTTTCACGAATTGTATTTATTTGTAATCTCATTTTATCTGATAATTTTTTACTAATATAGGTTGTCTTATTATTATTACATTTTTCTATAATATCTATTTTAGTTAAGCCACCTATTGTTTTTTGTGCTTGAGATTTATAAACTTCTTCTCTTGTTCCTATTATTTTAATAGTATCCATTTAATTTTATATAAAAATTTAACTAAATTAAATATAAATGTTAAGTTTTACAAATATAAATGTTAATTCTTATAAATATAAAGTTTAATTCTTACAAATATAAAATAAATAACAAAATATAAAAAAACGAATTAAAAAAAACATATGTTTAACAATAATTTAATCTTCTAATAATGCTTCAGCAGTGCTTAAATTATCTTGAATTTTTTCTTTTTTAGATTTTGCTTTTTCATTTATAATTTTAACATTATATATTTCTTTTATAACTGATTTTTTACTAATAGCCTCCATAATTTTAGAAAATATATCTTCGTCATTTTTAAGTTCATCATAAATAGCCTCTGTCACAGATACTTTATTAAAACCAACAGATTTAGTAGATACAGTAGATACTAATTTTTTACCTTGATAGGAACCATTTAAATTAACATTATTAATTTTATTGTCTTGTAAATAGGAACTTAATGATAGTCCTAGTTCTTTCTTTTTTTGATTACGTTGTTTAAGAGCAGTTAATAATACTTTAATTTCTTCTTCTATTTCTAAATATTGATGTAATGCTGTATTAAATCCATCAACATCTGCTGGGGTATTTGAGTCTTCATTTTTTTCATTTTTAGTTCCAGTAATATTAAGTTTTTGCAAACTAGTTTCAATTAAATGATCTATATGTTGTTCAACATTTAAAGTATTCTCTTCTGACATTTTTAAAATAATTATTTATAATTATATATGTTTTATATTATAAATTTATACGATTTATAATTTTTAAAGAATTATAGTTAAAGATTTATAAAAATTAAAATTGATTTTAATTTAATATTATTTTAATATTATAACTAAATGAATAGTATAAATTAATTTTTATATTATAAAATATGAATAATAAATATGTTAAGACAACAAAACATAATTTAAAAGACGACCTTTTAATTAAATTAAGAAATGACTATATTTATTTATTATCAAAAGATTTTTTAGATAATAAAATAATACCATATGAATATATAGATAAAAACTTGTATCTAGATTACTTTAATAAAAATAAAGAAAAAATTAGTTCTAAAGATGAATTTATTATTACTGATGAAATGAGATTTAACTTTATTAATCAACTCTTAATTAAAGAAGTAAAAAAAGGAACGGCAAAATTAATTGTAAATTTATAAAGTTATAAAAATATAAACATATAAAATATTGATTTTAAACAAATATAAAAATAAAATACTATACTATTATATAAATTAAACTATTGATTTTTTTATATAATTTAATAATATAATATAATAATATTATTAATATAAAAATGAATAGTGAAGATAAAAAAAGGTTTGAACGTTATAGAAAAGGTTATATTGAACCTAATGACGAATTTAATAATACAAATACTAATACATTAGGAAATATTAATACTATAACTATTAATAAAGATAATTTAATTACATCAATTATTGATAAAACTAAAACTTTAACTGAAAAAAAATAGTAAACAAATCTAATACACATAATTTGCGCTCTAATACACATAATTTTCGAGTATATTTTTCTTTTTATTTTTCTTTTTAAACGTAAAAAAACTTTTTTTTACTTTATGTGTATATACTTCATCTTTCATATTTATTTTATATTTACCTTTTTTTAAAGAAATTAATAAATCTATAGTTATAGGAACTGTATCTAGAGATAATTTTAATGGTTCTGTTTTATCAGGATCTATTTCCATTATAAATTGTAATCTATCTGTAATAAAACTATTAATTGATTGTATTATTATAATTTTTTTTTCTAATCCAGATAAATAAATATATTTATCTACTAATATCATTAAAATATGTGTAAGTGTTGCTACATTTGCTAACATTTTTGCAATACAATAATGTTTTTTAACTACAATTGTTGTCAATTTATCAATTAATGAATGAATAATTTGACCCGATTTTGCTAAAATAATATCATCATCGAAAACAGTCATTTGTTTAACAGTATTACTATCTATTTTTTTTGTGCAATTAATTATTAAATCAATAAGATTACTCATTGTATTTATAAATAAATGTTTATCAAATTCAGATAATTCTAAATCTAATGAAATTATACGATTTAATGATTTAGATACAATATTTTTTTTATTTTTACTATTTTTTAACTCTTTATAATTTTCAATAATTTCAATGGCTTTACATATTATAACAATATAATTTGTTCTATTTATAGTCATATATCTTACATAATCTTGTAATTTATTATAGACATAATCAATTTCTTCTATACCATCAACCTGTTTTTGACTTTTTGTTGCTCTAATATGCTTAATTGGCTTATTATAATTAGTCGTTGGAGATTTTACATTTTGAGTATAACTATAGTCTGATTCTGAAATGTTAGAATTTTCAGAAGGTAATACTAATGAATTACTAAATCTATCTATTGTTTTTATCTCATTTAAATTCATATTTTGAAATCTAACCATATTTTTATTTTCATTACCATTAATATCATTATCATTATCACTATTATTATCACTATTATTATCACTATCACTATTATTATGTTCATACTTATTAATATTATTTAAATTATGAATATAGGTTTTAAATTCAATATCATTTATTGTATTTTCTAATGTTTTATTTATTTTAGGTAATTTGTTAATACTATTTTCAACAATTTCTATTTTTTGTTGTGCTTGTTCCTGTGCTTCTTGAATACTATTTTCAACAATTTCTATTTTGTGTTGTGCTTGTTCCTGTGCTTCTTGAATACTATTTTCAACAGTTTCTATTTTGTGTTGTGCTTGTTCCTGTGCTTCTTGAATACTATTTTCAACAGTTTCTTTTTTGTGTTGTGCTTGTTCCTGTGCTTCTTGAATAGTATTTTCTACAGTTTCTATTTTGTGTTGTGCTTGTTCCTGTGCTT